GCAGCCACACTAAATGGTTCTGGGAAGAGCGAGACGCCCGGCAGTATGCAAAAGATCGGTACGACATCGACCTCGACGGCATCCCCTTTGTGGCCGAGCTAACCGACCGAGAGATGATCGCGCACCTTAACAACTTAGAGGCCCGCCCGTCTGCCTGAGATTTGATTTAACTACTAACTAGGAGAGACACCATTGAGCAATAAGATTTCAGATTATCAGAAGATTATCCACGCTACACGATACGCCCGATGGCTGGACGATAAGGGCCGCAGGGAGACCTGGGAAGAGACCTGTCGCCGCTATGTCGACTACTGGGTGGGCAAGGACATGATCACTCAGGAGGAGTCTGACAGCCTCTACAAGGACATCCGCGACATGAAGGCAATGCCATCAATGCGCGCAATGTGGTCGGCTGGACCCGCCCTCGATGGCGATGCAATGGCGGCGTATAACTGCTCGTACATTGCCCTCGACCACCCCAGGGCCTTCGATGAAATGCTCTACATACTTTGTTGCGGAACGGGGGTCGGCTTCTCTTGTGAGGACGATGTTGTCGACAAGCTGCCTACCATCGCAGAGGACTTTCACCCTACAGAAACAGTGATTTTTGTACACGACTCCAAGGTCGGATGGGCTAAGGCTTTTAAGCAATTGCTGCAGCTGCTGTGGGCCGGAGAGGTTCCCAAGTGGGACGTTAGCAAGGTAAGGCCAGCGGGCAGCAGGCTGGTCACCTTCGGCGGCAGGGCATCGGGACCGCAGCCACTGGTCGACCTGTTTGTCTTTGCCACTGAGATGTTCACCAAGGCGGCCGGCCGTAAGCTGACCACGATTGAGTGCCACGACCTTGCCTGCAAGATCGGAGACATAGTTGTTGTGGGTGGCGTTAGGCGCTCGGCGCTCATATCACTTAGCACGCCAGTAGATGACTACATGCGTGAGGCAAAGTCTGGTCGCTGGTTTGATACTCACCCGCACCGGGCACTGGCAAACAACAGCGCCTGCTACAACCGCAAGCCTGAGTTTCCGTTGTTCCTGAAAGAGGTTCACTCGCTGTACAGCAGCTTCTCTGGCGAGCGCGGATTCTTCTCGAGGGAGGCAGCGAAGAAGATTGTTGCGCGTAACGGACGACGTGACCCGAACCACGATTTCGGAACTAACCCGTGCAGCGAAATAATTCTGCGATCAGCTGGGGTTTGCAATCTGAGTGAGGTGATTGTCAGGGAAGGCGACACGCTTGCCGCGCTAAAGAAGAAGGTCGAGACGGCCACCATCTTTGGCACGCTGCAGTCGACGCTTACGGATTTCAGATACGTCCGCAGCATCTGGAAGAAGAACACCGAGGAGCGTCTTCTTGGGGTCAGCCTAACTGGGATCATGGATCACCTGGTGCTGTCGGGCCAGGAAGGTGACGAGAAGTTGGTCAAGTGGCTCAACGAGATGCGTGACCACGCCATCGAGGTTAACAAGGTGTGGGCCGATCGTTTAGGTATTGAGCAGTCCGCTGCCATCACCTGCGTGAAACCCTCCGGGACAGTCAGCCAATTATGCGACACAGCTTCGGGGACCCATGCCAGGTTTTCGCCCTTTTACGTTAGGACGATACGCCAGGACGACAAAGACCCGATGACGGACTTCTTGCGGCCCTACTCTTACAACGAGCCGGCGGTCGGTAAGGAAGGCAGCACTACGGTCTTCCACTTCTTCCAGAAGTCACCTGACTCTGCCGTCTGCACTGAAGACATGGGCGCTATGGAGCAGCTGCGGGTTTGGAAGATATACCAGGACGAGTGGTGTGAGCATAAGCCTAGTATCACAGTGTTTTATACGCCAGATGAGTTTATGCACGTCGCGGCATGGATGTGGGATCACTTCGATTCGCTCAGTGGAATCAGCCTACTGCCATACGACGGTGGCACCTATCAGCAGGCGCCTTATCAGCAAATCACGAAGGAGCAGTACGAGGCCGGAGTGGTCCCGCAGCAGAAGATGATTTGGGACGGATTCAACCTAGTGCCAGACCTGAGCATCAAGCTTCCGGACATTACAAGGGAGCTGCCTATCGACTGGTCAAAGCTGCAGGAATTTGAAACGGGAGAGGACTCAACCACGGGCGCAAAGGAACTGGCGTGTGTGGCTGGTGCCTGCGAGCTGTGAGCGCAAAGGATTGGTGGGGGGCAGAACGTGCCCCTCGCCAGTACGCCGATGCACTACTTGAAATGAAGGGAGACGCCGAGAGACAGCGCGGGTTCATGTTGGTTCATGTGCCCGAGCATCTACACGAGCTGGTGAGGGATCACTACCGCACGGCGTTAGCCCTGGGAGGAAAGAAGTAATGGACTACTTCAGCAAGCAACGATTACGGAAACGAATCGCCGGACAGATCAAGGATTTTCTTGGCTCTGGCGGCGTCATTGAAATCATACCACCACGCAGAGTCTGCCCCGCCCACATGGGCTGGATAGCGGAACGTGGCTGGGACTTTACGCCTTGGAGTTCATTGGGAGGGCCTGACTTTTTCTCCGGCCAGACAGTCCTCGACGAAGGCTGTTACCACACCAAGCCAACCAAGACAGAGGGAGACTAATCATGGACGACGACGACACGGAGGTTGAAGTGATAGAGCTATTAGACGATCAATTTACGGACGCATTATTAGGCGCTGTCTATGACGAGGAAGGCACGCCGGTGCCCTGCTACTCAAGCGCGATGGTCATGGACAAGCTGCTGATGGACGGACACGACGAGGCGTCAGCACTGGAGGCTGTTGAGGCCGCGACCGATGGCATGAAGATGCTCTGGATTCACCCCCTGGAGCTAGAGCCAGAGTTTACGCCTGACACTAAGCCACACCTTCGGCTGGTTCACTAATGAGGGTCCTAGTTGCGTGTGAGTACTCTGGAAGGGTAAGGGAGGCGTTTATAGCTGCTGGGCACGATGCGTGGTCATGCGACTTGTTGCCAGCGGACGACGGCTCCCCTAATCATTTTCAAGAGGACTGTATAGAAGTCATACAGCGAGAGCGGTGGGACATCATCATCATGCACCCGCCGTGCACAGCCCTCGCGGTATCGGGTAACGCATGGTACGGCAAGGGGATGCCTAAGAATGACGAACGTATCGAGGCCATCGAGTGGACAACGCGGCTGTGGGAGATAGCAAAGGCTAATGCTGAGTTTGTTTGCATGGAAAACCCCGTGGGCGTTCTGCCATTCAAGCCAACGCAGTACGTTCAGCCTTGGATGTTTGGACATCCCGAGTCAAAGAAGACCGGCTTTTGGTTGCACAATCTGCCACCTCTGACCGAGACAGACAACGTCAAGGAAGAGATGGACAAGCTACCAAAGAACCAGCAGCAGAGACTGCATTACCTACCCCCTAGCGCAGACAGGTGGAAGATCAGAAGCACCACGTTCCAAGGAATAGCGGACGCTATGGCCTGTCAGTGGGGGTCTGTCTAATGGCCTTTGGCGGGAAGATTAAAAGGTGCTCGGCTGATGCTCACCTGTCTGACTGTATCCGCAAGGCGTCAACTATTAGGGGGGAACTAAAGCCTTGGCACTGCCAGCTTTGCGAGACCGACTACAGCGATCGGAACAAGCAGGGCATTCAGTGCAGCCACTTTATTGGTAGGGGCATAACGATGCACGGCACTCAGGGATGGGCTACGCGATTTGACCCGCAGAACTGTCTTGCCTTATGCGCCGCATGTCATGGGTATGTAGAGGCCCACCCAGTTGCACATATAAATCTATGGAGGGAGGTATATGGATCAATCTACGGAGCAGACAAGTCTGACGCGGCGCTTAACGCGCTTCTTCAGAGGTCAGAGTGCAAGTCCAGAGCGCAGTACGCAAGGCTCAACACCCTCGCCATCAGCGCCCACTACAACGCCGAGTCAAAAAGACTCGACGAAGAAATCATTAAGTACGAAAAAGGCAAGGAGGCCGACTATGAAGTCTACAGCTACGTCCAGAGGGCGAAGACACTTAGTGATTCCTGACGTTCAGCAAAAGCCGGGATGCACTACCGACCACCTAACGTGGGCGGGTAAGTACGCGGTCGAGATGTTGCCAGACGTGATCGTGGTGATCGGCGACTGGTGGGACATGGAGAGCCTCAGCAGTTACGACAAGGGCAAGAAGTCGTTCGAGGGTCGCCGCTACGTCAACGACATCGACGCTGGCTGTCAGGCCATGGATGCTTTCATGGCGCCGATCAAGGCAGAGATAACCCGACGCAAGAAGGGTAAGCGCAAGGCATGGGACCCCGAGCTGCACTTTACTCTGGGCAACCACGAGAACCGTATCGTCCGTGCAGTAGAGGATAGCGCGGAGCTAGAGTGCCTGATGTCGTTCGATGACTTCAACCTAGAGGAGCACGGCTTCAAGGTGCACGACTACCTCGACGTTGTAACCATCGACGGCGTTGCCTATTCGCACTTCTTTACCAGCGGCGTGATGGGAAGGCCGGTCAGCAGCGCGGCAACCATGCTCAACAAGAAGCACATGAGCACGGTGATGGGCCACGTCCAAGATCGCCAGATCGCCTACGCCAAGCGTGCAGACGGTGCCCGGATCACTGGCATCTTCGCGGGTATCTATTACCAGCACGACGAGGAGTACCTAACGCCACAGACAGGCACGTCTACAACGTGGGCCGGTGTGTGGGTCCTTAACGAGGTCAACGACGGCAGCTTCGATGAGATGCCTGTCAGCCTTAACTACTTAAGGGGCAAGTATGAGTAGCCGAGAGCAAGAGGAGCGCCGCCAAGAGCTGTGGCAGTTCATCCGCGACGTGTCCGAGGTTGAGGAGATT